CGGCGGTGCGTCCGAGGATGCGGTTAGGGTCGTGGTTGAACAGGGCGCGGATGTCGCTCAAGGCCAGGGCTTCATCGAATGCGCCGGGCGCAATCTCTTCTTCGAACCAGCCGATGTCCGTGCGTTGGTTTACCACAGCGGCAATGCCGGTTACCTCGGCCGGGAATTCTTGCCCTTCGGCCATGCGCAGCTCCACGGTTCCGGTGAACGTGCGGCGCTCTATATTTTGTTCAGTTGTTTTGCTCATGTCTTAATTGTTGCCGTCGGGGTTATTGGTCTGCGCCTCGGCTTGCGGGGCTGCGTCAATCTTGCTCTGAATCCACGGGCGCATCATGTCCGACGGTACAAGGTTCGATTCTGTGTAGGTCGTTTCGCCGCCGCTCATGGGGTTGAAGTCTTCCAGGCTGCGGGCTTCGTTGGGGCTGAGCCAGCCGCCGCGAATGCCCATGTTGTAGTATTCGGCCCGGCTCTTTGCGTCGGCCCTTAGCAGGCTGTTAAATACAAACTTGAAATAGTAGGTGCCTTTCTCGGCCTCGGTGGTAAGTTTCCGGCGCAGCTCCTGTTCCATCATGGTGACGGTTGGCAGGATGGTTTGTGTGTAGAAGTCCTGCGCCTGCTGTTCAACTGAGGATTTGATGCCGCTGGAATCCGCGCCGATCATGTAGGCGGGTACGCCGAACATACGGGCAATATCTTCAGCGCCGTATTTCCGAGCCGCGATAAATTCGGCTTCCTGTGGTGAGAGGTTCAGCTGTTCAAGGTCGGTGCCGTCTGGCAGCACGGTAACGGGGTCGTTACCTTCCAGGACGTTGATAAACGTCTGCTTTGTTTTCTGCGCGGACTCGACTGAAGGCTGTGCGCCTTTCCACTTGATAGCCCATTTCAGGCTGGCGTTTTTGCCATAGAAACGGGCGGTGCTGCGTTCGGCGCCGATGGTTATCCCTAAGCTGTTTGCGTGCAGCTGAATCGGGTTTAAGCCCGTGGTCAGGTCATCCGCAGTCATGCCGCGAAAGTGAACCATGTCTATGCCGGCGATAGGTTCGTCGCGGCCTTCGATGTGGTACAGGATCCCGGTCGGGGTTAATTGTGCCTTGACGCGTTTAGTCGGGATGGGGTTCAGCTCTATGGGGCGCTGTGTTACCGGGTCGCGGGTTATGGCCGCGTAAGCATTGCCGGTCAGCTTCAGCTGCATGGCCATCCATTGAACGAACTCATAACGGGTCTGCGCCTCGTTGGGTTCGTTGATTAAGTAGGAAAGGGGGTGGGCGTTATCTACGAATTTGGAGCCGTCGGTATTGGTGCCGTAAAACCGCAGCGGCATGGATGCCACGGATTCTGCAATTACCCGGACACACGCATGTACCGCAGCCAGTGACAGCGCGGCTTGTTGGTTTACGCGTACACCCTCGCCGGTCCCACCCATGATGGAGCGTATAGCGTCGATAAGCCATTGCGTCGGGGCCGCAAGCGATGAGCGCCGCTCCTGAGTCAGGGCAGCAGCGCGGGTAATGTTTAGCCCCAGAAATCGCACGGGGCAATATTATTACACCCGTGTTTATCTTTATGTAAACAAAGTTTACTTTTTTAAATCTTCAGTCTGCTCTTCAATCCATTCAGTCAGGTCTTGCACCTCGGCGAAGTATTCGCCGTTCTTCGCCCAGTGCCGGTCAAACGGTGTTGTACGCTCGCTGTGTGAATAGCGGGCGATGGTGTATTTGCCGCGCAATGGGTTGTCCCAAAATACAGCCCATTGGCCGGGCTGTAGGTCTGTGCGGATGTAGTCGCCTTGTTTGTTCATAGTGGAAGCGCGGGAATCGAACCCGCGATGCGCCTTAGCAGAACGCCGCTCCCTGAGCTACTTCCGTGTTGCCGGTCTTTCCCGGCTGTCAGTAAACACCCCTTTGTTTCATGCGGCACACAAAAAATACTCAGCCGCTCCCGGGATCTCTCCGGGCAGCATTCAGGGTTGTTGTTATGCAAGATAAGCCGATGCAATTATTTCAGCGTCCCTGCGATCAGCACGGCCAAATTTAAGACAAGTGTTTGCAACCCATCCGGCGTGCCCGCCTTTAGACTCAACTGCGATAAGGATATTTTCGCGCTCGGTATAAAGCGTGTTGTAAAAATCGCTGCTTGACCATGCAAGGATTTCAGAAACGATTTGCGCGGCGTGTGTTGCTGTTTCCATGGTTCAAAGGTAATACTATTGCGAAAACCTGCAAGTAAAGTTTTGTCATTTTTTCGTCATCCTGTTTTTAAGGTACCGGTGCAGCACCTGTCTGAAGCTGTCCCAGTTCGCATAGCGGCGGCGGCCGTTCTGCTGCTGGCATAGTTCCTCGGTGGCCTCATAGGCTTGCTCGTAGGTCGGGTGCTTTGGAAGTTGCGCGTGGAATTCGTCTATGAATTCGTCGCGGATAAATAGGTTTCTCATGGGTAAGTTTTTAAAGGGTTAGGTTATAAGGCCCAGAACTCAGCCGGGCTGCTGGTCATCATGTTATCCATCCACAGCCCGACGGCCATAGCGGCGGCGACCGGGCCATCTATCTTGTCGGCTGATCGGCTTTTATCCATCTTCACGTTTCCGGCCGGGTCTTTCGTAAGGACTACGTTACCGACCTGCCAGCGCATGACCGGGTTGCCACCGTGCCGCAGGTTGCCGTTAAGGGCGAGGCGCTCCAGCTCGCGGGTCGGGGCGTTCATCATAACGTAGCCTTGGCCAAAGGGTACCATCTCCATGCCGGCCTCGGTCAGCTCTGCCACGGGTTGTGAGCTATTGAACCGGTCATACGCGATGCACTCGATAGGGTGCCGGGCGTGTGCATCCTGTATGTACTTGGTAAGGAAACGATAGTCAGCCGTCCGGCCTGGCATGACTTCAATCAGTCCACGCCGTACCCAGTCGCGGATGGCGTCGCCGGTCTGGTCTGTGCGTTTTGCGATGGTTTCCTCTGGCAGAAAGAACGTAGGCAATAGGTACAGCTGGCCGTCTTTGTCGAAGACCCTGGCAAAACAGCTGAAGTCACCGGTGGCCGCAAGGTCAAGGCCGGCGTAACATTTAGCCCCTGCAAGGTCGGCCTCGGTGAACGGTTTGGCGCGGTCGCCTTCCATCCACACCCGGTCTGGAATCCAGGCGGCGGCGGTGTCCGTCCAGATGTTCAAGTATTTTGTTTTAAACTCTACCTCTTTATGGCCAATTTCTAAGGCTTCGCGCAAATCCTGTTTGAACTTCTTAGGCAGAATGGATACGCCGTAATTCGGGTTTGCCTTGCGCCAAGTTGTTTCCGCTGTCCAGTCGTCGCCGTCGTCGATGGTGTATATCAGCGCGAAAGTGTTTGGGTCTTCGATTAGTCCGCGTGTGACCTTCTCGCAATAGCCCTGATACTTCAGCGCCGGGCTGTTCTTGTCGAAGCCGGCCGTCGTTACGGTGAACATAAGCGGTTGCGTCCGTGCGCCCATGCCGGTAAGCAGCACGTTAAACAGGTCGTCGTTTCTGTGTGCATGGTATTCGTCAATGAACACCGCGTGCGGGTTCAGCCCGTCGAGCGTTTTATCTTGGCTTGCCAGCGGTCGCAATTCGCTGCGCTCGTAGCGTAGGTACTTCAAGTTTTGGCTGTTGGCAAATTTCATGTGTTCCCTGAACGGGCTGTCTTCAGCCATCCTGTAAGCCTCGTCAAAAATGATGCGGGCTTGGTCAAGCTTAGTCGCGGCGGTATAAACGTCGGCGCTGGCTTCGCCGTCAGCAATCAGCATATAATTTGCAATCGCGGCGGCGACGGTAGATTTACCATTCTTGCGCGGCACCGTAAGCAGCACCTTCGTAAAGCGGCGCAGCCCTTCGCCATCAACCCAGCCGAATACGTTGCAGATTAGAAAGGCTTGCCAGGGTTCCAGGTGGAACGGTTGGCCGGCCATTGGCCCTTTTGTGTGCTTCATAAGCTGCACAAACCGCAGCACCCGTAAGGATTTGCGCTCGTCGTAGGTGTACCCTGTTGGCGGGTCGGATAACTCGTCAAGGAACCGCTGGCAGGCCAATCGCACAAGTTCGCACGCCGACCTTTTGCCGGTCGTTATGTCGCGGGCGTATTCAAGAGCCGTCTCAGGTGTGGCCGGTTTGCTGGTCATAAGTCGAGCGCCTGAATTAGGGCTTGCGCCTTGTTCACCGGGTTCTTGCGTTTGTCGTGAACGTAGGCTTTACCGCGTGGCGTCATTCCAAAATCGTTTAACATTTTGTGGAATAATACACGAAGATTGTTTAACGCTTTGTAATTGGCGCTGACTACTGGCTGGCCCGTGCTGCCGATGTCCGTGTAGCGTTCCACGCCATCCGGGCCGGTAAGGCTTCGCTTCAAGCGCTGCACTTCCTCGAACACGTCGCAGAACTCGCAGACTGATCGCAGGTCTGACCATGAATCGGTACCCAGCGCTTTGCTGATTTCTATCACTTCCCAGAAAAAGTCAAGCCATTCTTGCGACTTGCCCGGCGGCGGGGTGATTGTGTTCGGGTCGATGGGAATTGCGTCGGGTAACTTCGCAGCCGCCTTGCGCTGGTTAATTGGTTTGTTTAATGTTTGCGGTATTTTGCGTGGTTGTGGCA